AACCTCATTACCCACTGAAAACGTGGCTGATGCTCCATCCTTCACCCTGAGCCGCGGGGAACTGACCACATGAAAACGGCTGTCCGTCCTGAACAGCTCATAGAGCGCATCGAGAGAGCCGGTATTCACCCGAATAAAATTATCAAAGCCGCCCGATGTGCCAAGCTGAATATTCAGCTTGCCGGAAAGCAGCTTCGCCGCCAGAGCCAGCCCTGAACCGTTACGTTCACTGGTCTGAACCTCAAAAACATAAGCCGCCACAATCACTTCCTCAGAAGCGGTATCAATCAGCGGTAACAGCGTCTGTAACCGCTTAATTTCTGATTTCCGGCCATAATAAACCAGCACATCTCCAGTACGGTTCATAAAGTCCGATGCCGTACCCGCTACGGCCGCTTCCGGCGATATCTGCCCGGACGGCAACGAATTACGCTGGCTATTAAACTGCCCGGTAAACTGTCCGGCCAGAATATCCGACAGGTACGCCACTGAACGGAACCGGGGACGATAAACAAAGGTTTCCTGCGGCGGCACGTACGCTTTCGGCGTGAACGACGCCACGTAATCAATGCCCTGTTTGTTGTAAATGGCAATGTTCATATTGCCGAGATAGCGCTTAATAAATGCCCGTTCATCGATATCCGGCGTGATGCGAAACGTCACCACCTTATCCGATTTGGCAAGCTCCGGATCAAGCATAAATGGCTTATCAAACACCTGAACGTAAATCATATTCAGCGCCTGCGGCAGCGGCACGGCGTTAAGCTCCAGACTGACGCCCTTCGCCATAACCAGCCCCGGAATCAGTAAAAAAAGTAAAGCTGTAATCAGTTTCATCGTGTCGCCCCTGAATAAACCGTGACCGTCTCGCCGTCGATTTCACCCGTCATCATCATGCCATCAAAGCTGAACTGAGAAGCCGGCTCTATGCGCAGCCTGCCTGACGTGTCCGCCACGACAACCCATGCCTGGCCATCACGTTTAAGCCGTCCGGCGAGACGCCACTTATCCGAGACAACGGGCTTAGCTGGCGCGACAGGAACAAAAGAGGCTGAATTATTTACCGCTGGTAAATCTTTAGTCTGCTGTTCAGGCTCTGAATTACCGTTAGACGTGAAAAACCAGAACAGATAAAAAATGGCAATCACCGCCAGAATCAGTAACCCGGCAGCTTTAAACCAGAGCATTTTAGAACTGAAAATATTCTGACGTTTATCGGTGACAAGCTCCCTTCCCTGCCCGTTTTCGTGGGATTTATATAAAGGGAATATCGCCTTATCATATTTATTCTGATAACTGTTCGTCAGGTTAGACTTAAACAGTTTGATGCCCGTAAATACGTCCACACGGTAGCGGTTATGCAGCCCCAGCGCCACATGCTTGCTCATACGATACGTGGTTTCCACCCTGTCCTTGATGAATCGCGGGAGGTTGGCAACGGACTGATTCATAACCACTAAATCACAGGTTACGCCCGTTTTTTCATCGGCAAAATGACGGTGCTCAGCAATGAAAGAACGATGATTTGCAGGTATACCCTTATCGCTCTCCCATATGCGCCATGCTTCATCGATACAAATTAAATCCCCCGGACGGCAGAACGTATCATCCGCAATGCCGGAATCCGTTTTATACGGAAAAAAGTTTTCATTCTGCACATCTTCATTCTGAACAAGCAGAATTTCACCGAGTGACTCCCTGTCAGCTTTTTTAATATCAACGCAGTAATCATAAATACTTTGCGTGGCAAGGCCGTAAATATTACTGACAATGCGACGCCCCGCGATACAGGCAGGGATAATAACGCTTGCCACTACTTCGTAAGATTTACCGCTACCCGGAATACCCACATACGCAGAAATAGCCATAAATTAACCAATCAGAGGAATGCGACGAATAATAAAGCGCGTTAACAATGCAGAAAACATCAGTTTTATCCCTTCCGTGACCATAAACAGATTCACGAAATACCATACGCTGTCAGGCAATGAAGAAAACAACCCGGCAATATCAACAGACTTAGGCAACAGTGACGCCAGAACCGGAACGAACGCCTGTACGACAAAGTACAGGCCGAAAAAAAGAATAAACTTAACAACCACCGTTCGCAGCACAAAACCCAGCGCCACGTTGAAAGCAGAAACCAGAATACCAAACATAACGCCTCCGTCACGCTGTAAGGATGATACGTAGCGAAATAACGCCCCAGATAAGCATGAATACCGCTTTCAGTAGTGGCCTGATTTTTTCCAGAAGTTCGCAGTGTGAATCAATGGAATATTTATTGTCCCACAACTCAAACGACCATACCGGACACTGTACGTCCTTAGACGAAATACTCAGGTTTTTAATGTCCGGCATCAGTTCCGTAATGGGTTTAAGAATCTCTTCTCCAGTTGGCGGCTTCTCAAGTTCCGGTGCTTTAATGCCGGGGTCTTCGCCTAAATCAACGGAAGTATCGGTATCAGTGCCCGTACCGGGATGAACACCCGTATCTGTTCCCGCGCCCGGTCTGGCATTAACCCATGACTGAGGAACGGTAACAGGACTATACAGCAAACCTTTATCAAGCTTTACGCCAACAGCATTAGCCGCCGCCGTGAGTTCAGCCGCTGTAAAGGGTTTATCAAGCGGGATGCCCTGATATCCTTCCTGTACGACAGTCTGACCCGCAAGGCCATTAATAAGATTTACCAGCGCAGCCGGGTTTAACTGTTCATCAGGTTTGAAATCTATATTATCAATAACCTCGCCATTAATTACCTGAGGTAAATCTGATGTATCAAATTCCGTATTAAAAAATATCTGGTCTTTAACGTCCTGAACATCATTCGTCGTTTTATACACGGCCTTTTCAGGGTGGCAAATACTTTTCCATTGTGTTTTTGGATTATCAGCCGTACTACCCGGCGCAGGTACTTTCTCGCTTTTACATAAATCCCATGAATTTTCAAGCGTAACCGTTGTTGTCGCAACAGACAAAACAACAGTTACAATCGATGAATATCCACCAAAATAAGGATTAGGCTTTTCATACTGAAAGTCTTTAACAGAAACCGAATAAACCTTAAATGTTCGGGGCATTCTGATATGTAAGTTATTGTCGTCAGACGCCTCATGATAAGTCACATTAGAATGAGAATAACCATTAATCGACTTATAAAGCGCAATCATTACCGGATTATCACTGACAAGTACAGCATCGCCCTTTGTATCCCTAATATCAGTCGAGTAAGGATATTTAGTACCCTTTACTGATACACGATACACATCATTCGGAAAAGGCTGGCTTATCGGCGGTGGGGCATCAATATTGTAATAGGTTGGCGCAACCTGAACAGGTTTAACCTGCTGATTATACGGATTTATCGAGTCCTGAATATTCTTCGCAGAAAAGCCAGTAGCATCAGAGGGCAAATAAACAGCAACAGGGCTTTTAGGTGAAGGTGCAACAGAAGAAGTAACAGTAGCGCCATTGGACAAATTAAGTAAATAAGTTCCATCATCCTGTTTTATTCCACTTGTAATATATTCAACAGCTTTTGCGCCCTGCTTTAAAGCAAGGTCAGCGACGGAAATAACGCCCGCTGCCTGCCCCAGCAATCCCCATGTTGTCTGTCCGGCAGCCATCATATTACTGCCAAAATTTGAAATACCCGTAGATATCGAATCGTCAATTGTATGTTTCGCAAGGCCATAAGCAGCCGCGAAAACTGACGTTCCGGTACAAAGCTGAGGATTACCCACTTTCTCGCCACACATGCGGATTGAATCGAAAACGTCAGGACGTTCGCGTATAACCTCCGCAGCGACAGCGATACCCGCGCCCATACCGAGAGAACTGGCACCCGTTGCGAATACACGCCCCGCAGATTGAGAAACAACCTGAGCTTCACGGGTTTCAACCATTTGCTGAATCACACGTCCAAATCCGTCTGCTGTTACTGCATCAGCATGTACACCGGATGAAACCAGTAAGGACAATAAAGTAATACCTAACTTTCCAGACCCTGAATGACCGCCCAGGCGCATAAAAGCCCCCATAAAAAACACATAAAATCAAAAAGATATTGAGCCATAAATATAAAGGGGCTGTTACGCCCCTTACCTTTATGAATTAAGCGCCGCGAACCATACGCAAAATCCAGCGAACACCCGCCGAACCCGCATACAGAACAATAAGAGAACCCGCTACCGCCATAATCCCGGTCAGAACCGAACCGAAATTAACGCTATTGGTAAGTGGAGTAAGGTCAATACCTGCCCCACTACCCCCCTGAGCAGGGTCAGCAGCAAATACAGCAGGTGCAGCAACTGCCAGAGTGAAAGCACCGATACGGGTTAACGCCTGTTTAGTCTTACCGAACATAAAAACTCCTTTTATGCATTTCTTACGTGTTTAAGAATTTCACCAATTCCCTTTGCAAACAGCCAAAGGAAAAAGGTTGTCGTAAAAGCCAGCCCCCAGAATTGCGCCGCGACTGAATAATCAATATCGGGAACAGGCTTATCCTGAGAAACTACCGAAGACTGTAATTTAGCCACTTCTGACTTCGGTAATTTCAATGTCACTTCATCGCATCCATCAGGGCTACCAAAGCTCATATTCGGATTGCAATATTTTGTCTTGATGATTATGTCATCTGACATAAAATCACACTCAATTGAAAAAAAGTTAATTATTGTTTTACGTCTGATTTTCCAACAATTTTATAATCCACCACGACAGGAACCATCACGCCTTTTTGCGCTTTCATTCCATAGGATGGAATGATCTCAAGGAAATCCTTCCCTGATTTAAAAGCGGATTCAAGGTCATCCCTCAAACGTAAACAAACAGCATGACGATTATCCGGTGTGATTTTCACTTTAGCAGGAGCGAAACCACACGAACTATTCGTAGATTCGAATTCAGTAGATAATGCCTGTGCATTACCCCAATTGAAGTCTTCATTTGTTTTATCATTTTTCATTGTGCCAAACTGCACGAAAAATACTTTAAGCGTTTCCTGTTCCATAAATAACCTCATTTAGAATGCACATTCACGGTTGTAAAATTTTTGAGCGACAATGTTTTGATAAACATCCGGTGTCCTGAACTTAAGCGTTAAATCATCCATGTGCTCTTTGCGAACAATAGAGGAAAAAACAGCTTCATAATCATTGCCGAGCTGATGAAAAATTCTGGCAATAGTCTTCGACGCCTGTTTTCTGAGCCAGCGAACGTCAGACTCAAAACTGTTAATCGCCAGCCGGACAATTCCAGAACGCTGAAATGTTTTAGGTCTGGCTGGATTTATCTGTTGCGCGTATTCACAGAGGCCAGTGAAAGCACCTTCTATGTCCAGTAGTATTCCAAGCGGAAAGCCTTTAAGCTCAGCTTCAGAACGATGCCAGATATCATCTACTTTCTGTTCAAGTGCTTTATTGTAAATACGCCAGTAAACGCGAGATTCACGGGAACCAACAGTAATCATTTCCTGCTGTAAAGATCCATCGCCATGATATTTGTGAGAAATACCAAGTCCCGGTTTGGGTCCCTTACCGCCATAAAACGCTTCACATTTATGGTCCCGCATGGCGGCAGAAACAGTAAATACACCGTCAAAATCATCAACCGCAAGATCGATACGCTTCAGCATCGTTACATCAAGATGATTGAGCCAGTTATAGATTTCATACGGTGACGTACCATTAAAAACATGAGTACAACCCTCACCGCTAATCTGAATATAAATCGTGTCATTATTGCCGCCCCAGAACACCATTCCAAGATGTTCATAACCACCATCAACTGAATACAAAGGCGCAGAACGGTCATAGTTATAGCCGCCCCTGTCCCTTTCAGGGCCAAGATGTAGTCCAAAAACTGCGGACAGCCACAATTTAAGGCGGTGCATACGGGCTAAATAAATCTCTCTGTTCAGGTCGTTTATTTTTTGCTCAAGTTCATCTTTTGAGCAGGTACTGTAACTTTGAACCTGTTCATTAAGTTCATCATCTGATGGGCACCATTTACCGCCTTTAATCACATCGGTGAAAAAGGCATCTTTATGAGATACATGGTTATGAAATGTCGGATAAATGCCGTACTTACGCCACTCATTCAAACCATGCGGGTAAGTTTCCAGTGACTTAAGCGAACAGAAAGGCATGGTGAAGGCCAGATAGTCAATTTTCACATTTCTTTCAGTCAGTTGCATGCCAGCGACTCCCTGTAACCAACAAAAGAGCCAGAATGCAGAACAACAGAAACTAAAAGAAAATCATCACCATAGAAGCCAGTACACTCGTCTATCAGTTCATCGAAGGAACGGTAGAAATCCCACTCCCCACCAACACTGGCGTTGACTCCAAAATTTGGCGTGTAGTCAAAGTAGACAATCTGCATGACGAGATACCGTATAGAATATTTACACCATGCACACATGATAATCACAAAGATTGCATGTTGTAAATACGCATGCGGTAAAACAACATGCCAGATATGAGACAATCAAACCCGATTTATAAAATGAGGCTAAGTGTATGAAAAGAGGCGACACCACAGTCAGAATCAACGAAGAGAGAAAACTTGAGATAAAGAGGAAAATACTGGAGATAGGGAATAAAACAGGTGATATACCTAAATCATCTGAAATTGTCAGTTATTTAATCGATAATTATTTAGATGATGCTGTTAAAGACATGATAAGTAAGAAATTATCAGATAAAAAAACAAAACAATGACACTGATACTCGAAATCACCCTTAGTCTCAAATAATAGAATTGCACGATTTATGTACAAAAACAAAAAGGTAGCCCATGCGATACAACATTATATCGTTCACATCCGCAATCTGCTGGCTTTCATTCTGGCTAGGCTCAGTATTAACCGGAGCATCCTGGGTTTACGCTAGACTGCAAGAAAAGGATTTTATAGTAGGATTATCAAAAGGATGGGTCAATCTGACATCGCCAGACAGTACCGTAGCATTGATGTTATCCATAGGAATAATGCTAATCGCAATTGGGCTATTATTCGTACCGCTATACTACTCAGCGATTTTTGTCACAGCATTTATAAAAGTGTTAAACAGAAAGCCTATCAGGATCTAGCCATATGTGGCCGGAGCGACCTGATAGCCCGTAGTTATCCTGAGACTACCCCCGTTTTACAGGACGGGGGTATCCCCTGGTACGCTTGATAAATTGGAAGAAATGAACAGCAACTTGCCTAAAAACTAACCGCAAAAGGATAGCAAATGTTAAACATCCCTATTTCACTATGCATTTACACAGGACCAACACAAACGAAGTATGATGTAAAAACTGGCATTAAGGCTGAAGAGGCATATAACGCATTAAAAACTGCGTATATCGTTGGAATTAGGAATAAATCTCAAAAAATACTCGCTGCTGGTATCTTCATATCCAGCATAGAAGACAAAAAAGATCCAAAGCTAGCAGATGTTGCTTATGAGATTTTTAAGGCGCACAAACCAACCAAGAAGCTTGTTAAAGATATCTACTCGTTACCGATTGCGAGACTAAAGATCAACTTAGCGAATGGCACAATACAAGAGGCATTTTCAGATATAGAAACTGATATGTTATTCGCTGATTTCTATATGAATAATAGCATCGATGGGAAAGCGTAACCGCACAGGTTCGCACAATGACGTTATGCTAAAGAGGCCGCTCCGC